AGAAACTGCGTCTCCTCCCTGTAAGTCTTTATGTCCTTTACGATTTGAATTGCTTCAGGGTTGACAATGACTTCCGGATGAACTGCATAAATCGCCAAGGCCTCTTTATCAAAGCAGGGTCTACCGGTATCATACTCACGTCCGTTTTCGCCCTTCTCCTTTATGGTTGCCACCACAGGGAGCTCCAACTTTCCAATCAATATATCATACAGCATCTGGGAGCTATCGCGGAACTCATCATCTGCAAACATACTCAGCCTCGTGGTCGCGGCGATAACCTTTCGCAGTGCCTTCAGGCTTTCTACTTTGCACTTGGTGACGTCCACCTTCAGACCATCAACCTCCATGTCATATAGAACCGATGACATTTTTATTTCTGTTTCCCAAATACCCTTCAGACTATCAGGCCTGTTTGCAATCAAGTATTTGTATAGCAGTCTATTTCTAAACACATCATCAAGAGCATACTCACCAAGCAAGTCAGGCGGAACAGTAGACCAGTCCTTAGACTTAGATGCCCTGAGGTATTCAGCTACTCTGTCAACACTGTCGTTATCATATCCCAGCCATTCAACTGTCAGTGGCTTCAGACCATATGTAATTCTATCGCTGTCTATGGTTTTGGATAGAGTCAGCGTATCAACAAGATTGCACTGAAACTCTATGCCCTCAGCGTGGAGGAAGGTTGCATCAAATACGACATTATGGTTGACCCAGTTTTCAGCGGTTGATGTCATGAAGCTCAACCACTTCCTGACGTCCTCTAAATCTATATTGCTACCATACTCATGACGGACAGGAATATAGTATCCTTGCTTGTCATCGTCAATCGTAACTGCTATCCCAGCAATCCTGTCTCCGCCAAAGGGATACAAGCCACCCTGAGATTTTCTCTCAGCTATTTTCTTATCCGTATCACCCTCACACTCTATGCCAAAGATGTTCTTTGACTCAAAGTCCATATACAGGTTTGTGATGGTTTTCCCTTTGTAGTATGGGAGCTCCTTAGCGGACGTTATTAAGTTGTAACAAGGTTTTAATGAAAGCATCGCTCTGGTCCTCTTCTATTTCTTTTAATGAAACTATTTCTATTTTACTTTTTAGGAATTCGTATCCACGCTTATCGTGCTCAGTAAGGATATCAAACACGAGGTGGGATACGAGACCACTATCAAGAATGATATTCGCACAAGTCGTACAGGGAGAATAGGTACAAATCATAAGACAGTGTGTTTCGTGACGAAACACATCATCCTGAAGTGCCTGCAATATAGCACGAGGCTCAGCGTGTGAGCATCCACAGTTGCCGACTACATTCGTACACTGGTTTCCAACCACCGATGGACCATTGAAGCCGAATATAGATCGTATAATTGGTGAGCCATTGTCGTTCACCAATTTTTCTATTGAGGCTCCAACGCTTTTCCTAAGACACGTGGACTTGTGGAATGCGAGAATCTTCATAGTGTTTTGTATATGCTTTTCAACAAATATTATCGGTCTGTAGTTAAAATTGTTTTCCATTGCGTTGTCTCCAATCTTTGTTTCCATCTATCTACTATTTCAATTAATGTTTCTTCATCAGGCCATTTCCCATTTCTTATATCCAAGGCATAATCAACCACCGGAGCAGGATACGCAATTCCAGTGACCATACCTCTATAGACTATATTAGCGGCGAACATCGCATCCTCAGAATACAGATTCCCACGCTCGTCCTTTTTAAGCTGGTCTCTATACCAGTCATAATCAGAGGTGAAGAAAATAACTGTGAAAGCTCCGGCCGCTTTTAGACGCTTCTCCACAGACCACAGCTTCCCTGAGTTCATATGCCCACGATGCCACACAAGAGCACCGAGGTGGAACCTGTCCTGTATCTTAAACGGACAGATATGATGCTTGTATCCTTGGCAGAAATCAAACCTGTTTACATTCGGCTTTGACATGTGTCCATACAATATAGGAGGGTTCCAATCCTTGACCATCTTCCTAATCTTATCTATTGCAGTTGTCTTTCCTAAACAATCTGAGCCTTCAATGATTAGCATCTGCCACTCCTTGCTGAATAGTGAGGGTCGTTGTTTCGTCCGTGCATCAATGCCCTGTGAATATCGGGAGGGCTCCAATTCCCTTTGTCCCTCATTCTTGGGTCTACACTTGTACGAACCTTCTTTGACATATTGGCTTCGTGTATCTCTGTGAATACTTCGTACATCGGAATGCTATAACAGTCAGCGGTTCCATAAGTGACATAAGCCAAATCGCCGAGGCCATCTGCAAGAGCCACATCATCCCGCTTGCTCAGGGCATCGCACACCTCAGCGGCCTCTTCTAAGTGTAGGAGTGCTCTATATAGCCTTGGGTCGCCTTCCTTCTGAGCTCTATTAGCCACACCCTGAAACAGCTTGCACATCAGGGACACCACGGAGTTGAGAAGCTCCAATCTTAAGTTTACCATTTTGAAATAAGTTGTTGACTTCACGGGTTCCAAGTCAATTCTCTTTCCCGACGGATATCCATTTCGTAAATGAAAATCCCTTACACAATTTTGATAGTGTCTTACAATACTCATTAGAATTCCTCGCCTTCATCAATTGAGTGAACCTTATTTAATTTTCCGCTATCACGAATACTCTTTAGCAACGTGATGAACTCACTTGTCTTAACATAGTAATTCTTAATCCTATAGACAGCGTGCTTTCTTACAAGGAAGGACAAAAACTTTTGAGCCATGTCCCTGTCTAAGTCACACCAATCTTGTATGTCTATAAGAGACAACTCATCGGCGTGAAGCAATTGCTGAACTAAGTCACGTGGATGCTTTGAGGACAAAAGTTTTTTCTCCACCAGAACAGGGTCACTCACTTGGTTTGCGAATTCCTGTGCTTTGGAGAAGTCTTTGTATCCAAACACTGCATCACTATACAGCTCGTTTATAAACTTGAACACATACTCCACATGACAACGTCTTACAATCGTTACATCATAGTTGTCATCATCGGTAGAGAATGTCCGATTAGCCAAGGCAACTGAAAGTCTTGCTATCTTATACCTCATGGTTCCCCTGTCACAGAGCGGGAGTGCCTCTGTAAAGACGTCGCATAGTTCAGTAGCATATTGCAAGCAAGCTTCTACAGCTCCATCAGTAAATCGTATATCGGCCTCTGAGCGTGTCCAAGCCCTTAGCACCAACCTCTTTGATAGTTCGCTGGTGAAAGTGTGCTCTACCTTAGTTCGCATCCTGGAAAGCTTATTTATTTCTCCTGGAGCAACCTGCTTCGCTGACAGGATAACAGCCATATCAAAACGACGCACATCTTCAAGACTGCCAAGAAGCTCCTTGACTGCTTCTATTCCAAAGTTATAAGCTGATATCGGTCTATCACTTCTTGGATTTGATATAAACAGCAGACGAGTTCTTGCGTGAGCCCTTCGCCTTTCTATCTTAGCAATTTCTGCAATGCCTGAAGACCTCATGTCAGTAAGTTTTCCCAGCACCTCATATGACGCACCTTTGACTTCTTCCAGAACGACTAATCGCCTGTCGTGTATTGGAACGACTCCCCAAGACACAAACCATCTTGGACCAAGTTGTTGGAGACCTCCAAGTAGACCTGCGACAGTGGCATTCTTACAGTCACTACGCACACCCAATTCATAGAACTCCATAAGCCTGAGCGTCGCTTCACTCTTGCCCTGTGAGGAGTCACCGAGTATCAGCGAATTCACCCATCCATTTTGGTGAGTGCCATCAAAGGAAAAGTATATGGAAGAGTGATAACACAGGTCAATCGTTGTGTGTAGTTCACGCCTCTTGAATATACGTGTCACATTGGCTTCTATGTCATCGTATACGTCATTAAGCTTTTCCTGGATACTTTCAGCAGTCCACTCAGCAGGACGAAATATTTTCAGTGGTTCAAGCCCTTCGTCAGTGACAGTAAAGTTTGACAACGAGTCCTCGCCCTGCTCCACTTGGTATACAAGGAAAACAGACTGCTGAGTTCTTGGACTTGGATATATTTTTCCTGTCAGAGTGTACGGAGTATTGAGCTCAACATCTTTGCAGACCATGAAGGCTGGTTGAACTATATGGTCACTATTATCACCGGACTGCTGAAGAGGCGGTATGAGACGCACATCCAACACATTGTACCTGCTCGCGACTTTGAATTCAACCACTTTACAGCTTGGGATTTTTAGAGCCTCCCGTATGCCCTCTCTTTGATTTTTAGTTGTGGAGTTTATTAAATCCAATATTCCTACCGATGAGTTTCTTATGGTCGCGTGGACGCATCCTTTATCTTCATCAATATCCTTCGCCCACACAGGACAGTAGACACAATTATTCTGGTCCTTTGAACAGAGCACTTCAATATCCTTTGGTATGAGGTAAGGATTTTCATCCATAGCTGATACCAAAGCTTCACATCGTGTGCTATGGCCAACAAGTTCCGCAGAACAAACTTCTGCAAGGCGAATGTCCTTTATCTCGCTCTCTTCTATGGTCTCCATATCAGGTGGGATAAACTTTGACGCTTCATTCATAAGAGTAACAAAATCATCAGCGGATGGTTTGGCTAATCTAATCCAATCGTTTATGTCACCTTTAGCCACGGAGCTATCAAGAGGGAGGGAGACAATCTTTACACTATCAACTGAGTGATATATCTGTGTGGCTATGGACTGCTCAGCAAGTCTTCCAGCTTTGTCTATATCCATACATATGAATATCTTCTTTCCCTTAATTAATTGAGTGAAGTCCTTGTTCCAGGAGCCCTCACC